CAAATCAATTAGAGAATATAGTAATTTACCTATTTACTTATATTTAATTAATAGTAGTAAAAAATATAATACAGATAATGTTACTACTATTAGATGGAATATATCATTAACAGACTTAGATGATAGGTACTTAACAGCAGATGAAAATTTTTATATTAATAGAAGCAGCAGTGAAATTTATAATATTTTAATCCAAAAACCATTAATAACTAAACATGCTTTAAAAAACTTTGCTGATGTAGTAGCATATATTGATAGTGATTCTATTGCTACCCCGTATGTAGAAAATATATTTAATTTTAATGTTGATAATTCAGCTTATCCCTATTTTGGAGAAGGAATTTATGATTATCTTCATTATAATGGTAAAGGAGGGGCAATGGATAGGAATGATTTAAGTACTACTTTAGAACATCCTGTTAGTGAATTATTTAAATTTGACCAATATAAAAGATTAGATCAAAGGTATAGACAAACAGGTTACTTTATAGCAAATAAAAATAATATTGATTTTTTAGAGGAATGGTATTGGATGTGTAATCATCCTTTAATTTTAAAAAATAATTCACATTATGCCCCTTTCCACGAGGAAACTATACTTAACCCACTACTTTGGGAAAAAGAATTTTATAATGGCTTGCCTCTCATATATATTAATGGTACATTACCCACAATAAATGAAGTATATAATGACTTACAATTTGTAGGTGTGCCTAAAGATATAAGACCTTGGCTTAAATTGCCATCTAAAAAAGAATACCTACTATTTTTTCATGGTGAAAAAAGAATAGATATGATGAATAAAATGATAATCCAAATAAAACAATTATATGAACAAGGAACTATTTGACATGTTAATGTCCGAAGCAGTTGCCGACAGAAATAAGGCAATTTTAACTCTTAATTTATTAACTGAACACCCAGCAGGTATTGGAGATCACTCCACTAAAGATTTTTGGGATAATGCAACCGAAGCATTAAAATTATTAGCATCAGCTGATGAAAGAATTGAAACATTAAATAAATATTTTACATCTCCAAAAGACCAAATAAATGGGTGATACATTAAAAAAATGGGAAGAAACCCGTACTGATGAAGTAGAACTTAAAACTACTAAAACAAGAAAATTACCTAAGTATGATGCTGTGGTTTCACTTTTTGAAAATGAATACCCAGAATTATCTAAGGAATTTAAGGATATCCAAAAAGAAATGTATAGTATGTTTGCTCGTAAACACATGGATTATGGATTGAATAATATTGCCTTAGGAGGTGATCTAAGTAATCAGGAAGATAAAAAGTTTTCACTTACTGGTCTAACAATCAGGCTAACAGATAAAATTTCTAGATTAAAAAACTTACTTGTTAACGGAAAAAATTTCGTTAAAAATGAAAGTATGGAAGATACGTTTATTGATATAGCCAATTATGGAATAATTGGTTTATTAGTAGGACGTAACAAATGGAAAAAATAAATTTTGCCTAAAAAAATCCCTAAAATAATTAGAGAGATACAGAATAACCCACCCCAAGAAATAAACTTTGCTTACCAGAAAAACATCTCGTATTCGCAGATGTCATTGTTTAGATCTTGTCCTCATAGGTGGAAACTTCAGTATAAAGATAAGATAAAAGTATTTACTTCATCTATTCATACTGTATTTGGTACTGCTATACATGAAACACTACAACATTATTTAGATGTAATGTATAACAAGTCTAGTAAATTAGCAGATGAAATAGATTTAGAAGAGAATTTTCAAACTAACTTTATAAATGAATATCAAAAACAATATAAATTAAATAATAATGAACATTTTTCTTCTGCTGAAGAAATGAGGGAATTTTTTGAAGATGGGGTTGGTATTTTAACTTGGTTTAGAAAGAAAAAATCAAATTATTTTAAAAAACGGGGATGGCATTTAGTAGGATGTGAATTACCTATTGTTATAGCTCCTAATAAAATGTATAATAATATATTATATACAGGATATTTAGATCTTGTTTTATATGATGAAAAATACAATCAATTTAAAATAATTGAGATAAAAACCAGTACTAGGGGTTGGAAAGATAGAGATAAAAAAAATGAAGATAAACAATTTCAATTATTATTATATAAACAATTTTTTTCGGATCAATATCATATTCCTATTGATAATATAGATATTGAATTTTTTATAGTTAAACGTAAAGTATTAACTTGGGATGATGATAATATTTTATCACCACATCAAGCATATAGAGTACAAACATTTACCCCTCCAAGTGGAAGGATTAAATTAGGTAGAGCTAAAAAGGCTATAGATAATTTTGTAAGAGAATGTTTTGTATCAAGTGGAGAAATAAAAGAAATTCATTATCCTAAATCACCTAGTAAGTGGAATTGTGGGTTTTGCCCTTTTAAAGAGGATTTAAATTTATGCGGAGAAGGATTAAAATTTTAGATATTTCTATATACGTATAATAAACGTTTTAAAATAAAGATTATGCCAAACAAAGACATGACATTAACAAGTGTTAAAATCAAAAGTGATTTATTTGAGAATTTTAAAATTGAGTGTGTAAAGCGTAAGTTTTCATTTCAAAAACTTGCCGATCGATCTATTTATTTGTATCTTACAGATGATAATTTTCGTAAACAAATTGCAACTCAAACTAATCTTGAATTATAAATCAAAAATTAATGAATCAAAGTTTTAAACATCTTCCCAAATCGGAAAGAAAAAAAATACTTTTAATTTGTGATGATATTAGAGTGCATTCGGGGGTAGCTACTGTTGCTCGGGAAATAGTAATGCATACATGTCATCATTTTAATTGGGCACAAATAGCAGGAGCTATTAAACACCCAGATAAAGGTAAAGCATTAGATATAAGTAAAGATACTGGTGATAAAATGAAAGTTGATGATGCATATGTAATGATGTATCCAACTGATGGTTATGGTAATATTGAATTATTACGTAGTGTTATAAAAAGGGAAAACCCCGATGCTATAATGTTAGTTACGGATCCAAGATACTTTGGTTATATTTTTCAAGCTGAACAAGAAATAAGAAAAAATATACCTATTACTTATTTAAACATATGGGATGATTATCCAGCACCAATGTATAATCGTGCCTTTTATGAAGCATGTGATTTATTAATGGGTATTTCAAAACAAACAGTTAATATAAATAAAATTGTATTAGGTGAAGCTGCTAAAAATAGAATATTTAAATATATTCCCCATGGTTTAGATACAGAAGATTACCATCCTGTATCTGATACAGATCAAGCATTAGTTAAATTTAAAAACGATTTCTTTAATAAAGAAAACCCTGATTTTGTTTTATTCTTCAATTCCAGAAATATTAGACGTAAACAAATTCCGGATGCTATGTTAGCATTTAGAGCATTTTTGGACACATTACCTCAGGAAAAAGCAGACAAATGTAAATTTGTTTTACATACCGAATTAAAAAGTGATCATGGTACTGATTTACGTAAAGTAAAAGAATATTTTTTTGATGAAAAATACTCTAATGTAATTAGATTTTCACATAATAAACTTAGTGCCGAACATTTAAATTATTTGTATAATATAGCTGATGCCCAAATATTACTTACTTCAAATGAAGGTTGGGGATTAACAATTACTGAAGCTATATTAGCTGGGACACCTATTATAGCTAATGTAACAGGTGGAATGCAAGATCAAATGCGATTTGAAGATGAAAATGGGAATTGGTTTACTCCATCTCCAGATTTACCTTCAAACCATAGAAAAACATTTACTAAACATGGTGAATGGGCTTTTCCTTGCTTCCCAACTTCTCGTTCAGTACAAGGTTCACCTACAACACCTTATATTTTTGATGATAGGTGTAAATGGGAAGATGCTACTGAACATTTAATTACTTTATATAATATGACTCGTGAAGAACGTAAGGCATTAGGTAATAAAGGGAGAGAGTGGGCAATTAGTGATGAAGCAGGGTTTACTGCTAAAAAAATGTCTTATAGAGTAATGGAAGCATTTACTGAATTATTTAATACTTGGGAGCCCAGAGAAAAGTATGAAATTGTAAATGCAACTGAATATAAAGGAAGACACCTAACACATAAATTATATTATTAATGAATAAACCAGTTTTTGCAATTAGTTGCCCATATGACACATATTCTGGATATGGTGCACGAGCTAGAGATATAGTTAAAGCTATAATTAATACCGGTAAATATGATGTAAAACTAATGGCTCAACGATGGGGTTCAACCGCATGGGGATTTTGTGATGACCACCCTGAATGGGCTTATTTAAAAGGACATCAATTACCTGAAAATAAATTAGCAACTAAACCAGATATTTGGATGCAAATTACTATTCCAAATGAATTCCAACCAGTAGGAAAATATAATATTGGGTGCACAGCAGGAATTGAATCTAATTTATGTAAAGTAGAATGGATTGAGGGATTAAACAGGATGGATTTAAATTTTGTTTCATCAAATTTTGCTAAACAAACGTTTGAAGGCACTAAATATGAAATGAAGGATAAAAAAACAAATCAAACTGTAAAAACTACTAAATTAGAAAAGCCAATTGAAGTAATATTTGAAGGGGCTAATTTAGATGTTTATAAACCTATAACCTCTAAAGAAATTAAAAGTATTAAATTAGAAGAAATTAAGGAATCATTTTGTTTTTTATTCGTAGGTCATTGGATGCAAGGAGCTTATGGACATGATAGAAAAAATGTTTGGAAAACTGTTAAGGCATTTTTTGAAACATTTAAAAATGCAAGACAAAAACCCGCTCTAATATTAAAAGCTTCTGTTGGTGTGGCATCTTATGCAAGTAGAGAAGATATATTAGATAGAATTAAGCAAATAAGAGAAAGTGTTAATGCTACTGATTTACCTAATGTTTATCTATTAAATGGTGAATTTAGTGATCAGGAAGTAAATGAATTATATAACCACCCTAAAGTAAAAGCTATGGTTAGTTTTACTAAAGGTGAAGGATTTGGTAGACCTTTATTAGAATTTAGTTTAACTGGTAAACCTATTATAGCATCAGCTTGGTCTGGCCATACTGATTTTCTTAAATCATCATTTACTACTTTAGTAGGTGGTGAATTAGAA